GCCAGGAAGGCGGGAGCGTGAAGCGCTTCATCTCCCAACACCGGCTGCGCAACCGAGGACCGTCTCGTTGCGCAGCCGGCTCTCGTATCGGACGACGTCGTCAGACTGCTCGGGCTTGGGGATCTTGCCGAGCAGCCGAAAGGTGAACGTGATCGCAGGGAGTCGGCGCGGCGGAACGCTCCCGTCGGGGACCTCAGCATCGAGCAGCTCGCTGACAATCGTCAAGCGCCGCCACGAGCCCTCGCCGATCGTCAAGTTGAGAAGGCAAAGGATCGCCTTCATGAAGTCAGTCTCCGCTTCGCTGCCCGGCAGGACCCATACCCGACCTAAGCCATCGGCCTGGGTGATGTCGCGCTCCGCCTCTTCGATCTCTGGGAAGACGAAGAAGCCCCCTGGTCGGATGATCAGCGGGTTCCTGTAGAAGAGGCCATCCTTGCAGGCGACGTAGGTTTTCTTCATGGCGTCGGAGTAGGCGCTGCGTGAGCGAGCGCGACGGTTCCTTGGTTCCAGTCAGCGTTCAGCCCAGAAGGGCCAAAACAAACGATCACGCGCTTCGCGAAGAACATCGCCTGCGCTTCGGCGAGGTTGCACTCCATCCGTCGGAAGAAGGGGCGAAGCTGGAGCGCGTTCTCGGGCCAGCACTCGATCGTCGTCCAAGCTGAGCGCGACGAGAACCCAAGCGCGCAGAGCGCAAGGTAGACCTCCTCCGATCGCCCGCTAGCCAGTCGATGCGAAAGCATCGACACGAACACCCGAAACGACGCGAATCGGCGGACGCGCCGCAGCAGCACTTTGGCTTGCTCGAGATCATTCGGGTGCATCGGGCTTCGGGGGACTCGTCCTGCGAAGGCGGACGTTCTCGGCTCCAGCAATCGCCCGACGGAGGTCGTTTTTCCGGAGCCCCAAGCGAGCCCCCTTCCTGGAGACCGAGTTTTCGGAGCGCCCAAGGAGCCGACCAATCTCTCGATTCGAATGCGCCTGGTAGAGAGAGCGCAAACGAGCGAGCTCGGCATCGTTCCATCGGGGCATCGCCTGGCCGTGAAAGACGGCCTTGTTTTTCGAGAGGGCCAGCCGACCCGCCTCCCCCCGGAGCTCCTCCACCGAGATCCCCATCCGTGCCGCGAGGGCAGCGTCTTCGGTGCCGGCGTAGGACTGCCGCAGCTCGCGGCGATCGTCGGGGGTCCAGAGCTTCATCGCTGAACCGTAGCGGGGGGGGGAGTCACGGTCAATGGGGCCCCGATCCGCTAGACCTCTTGGGAGCTCGTCTACGGCCCTCGCCGGTGAGAGCGCCCGAGTCGTCGCGCTAGGGGTCGATCTGCGCGAGGCGAGCGCGAGGCTCAGCGGAGTGGCCTTGAAACGGCTCCGCTCCGGAGGGGGCACTAGGCGGAGGGTGAGGGGGTCGTTCGAGCCTGCATTTGCCTAGCTGGCTCGCCGTTCCCAGAAAGCTCATCGCTGGCCGCGTAGCCTGCGGTCGCACTCCGACCTCTATCCCCCCGCCGTCCCTTGGCAATCCTGTCATGCTTAGAACAGGGAGGGCCCGACGAGCGATGCCCATCGAGCCCCCAAAGTCTCACTGGCCCCGGCCAGGGTGTCAACCCCCTGCTCACTTCCCGCCGGAGGTCATGCTGCCGGGATCCGCCGGGTAGAGTTTGAGCAGCGCATCCACGGCGGCCTTGTGGCGGGCAGCGGTGTCTCCGATGTCCTCGCCGGCCTTCTGGTAAGTATTGACGTCGTGAGCCACCGAGCTCCCTCCGGAGGTCCAGTGGGCTGCGTAGGTGGGCTTCTTCTCTTCAGTCATGTTGACGGTCTCCAGGAGCGTTTCGGTGTGAGTTCGGACGTAATCGAGCTGGTGAAGGGCAAACGCCATCATCGCCAAGGTGCAGATCAACGACGCTACAAGAACGGGGTGAAGTTTGTTGAGCAGAGTCATTGGCGAGCGCGTCTTGAGTTGGCGAGCAGTATCGAACGGAAACACTCGTCACCTCAACGAACGTCGCCATCTCAAGCGACGACGCAAAACAGAAGAAACGCCGAGAGCGTTTCGGTCAAGGGAACTTCGGAAACTCCATCGGGCCGTCGGTGCGGTCCTTGTTCTGCGCCGCGAAGAGACGGATCCACGACCTCACCTCGTTGCGCACCTCTCCCTGGTTCTCCGTGATCTTCTGCTCCAGCGCACTCAGTCGAACGTCGAGCTTGTCGTAGCCGGTGCCGACTCTCGTCTCGACACCCATGATCGAGTAGTTGATCGAGAGGAGTTGTGAGTTCATCCAGACCGAACCTCCGGCAACGGCGATGATCACCGCCGTTGCGAGGCCAACGGGAATCCATACGGTGCGCGCGTCGGCGTGGATCGTCGTTGAGGTAGAAGCGGGCTCGAGGATCTTTTGCTGTTCACTCATGGTGGAATCAAGAGAAGAGGACGGCGTAGCCCCGAACCGCTGCACCGACCTTCATCGTGCAGAGCTTTTGCGGAGCGGTGTCAGTCGAAAGGTGTCGAATGCGGATATCAGTTCCGACCGACAGAGATGCGTTCGGAACCGAGCCAGTAGTCCCACCTGCGGAGATCAGCGTGATCCATGTGCCGAAACCGCCGCCAGTGTCAAGGCTGTACTCAATATCGCCAGCGGTGAACGCGGTCGACAGCGTGAAGTCGTGATCGGTTGTGTCGTCGCCGCTGATGACCGTGTAAGTCGCGCCGACGTCGAGCCTGTCGAGCGCCCCGAATGCGTGCTCGCCGATGAACTCCGAGACGATGGTCGAGACGATCAAGCAATCGAAGAGCGACTCTCGAACGGTGCCATCGAAAGTGTGCGAAGCGCGGACCCCGAAGGTCAGGCTCGCGGGCAGCGTCGTCGTGTCAAGAGCCTGGAGGATGTCGAGCTGGCGAACCGTACCAGTCGTCAACGTGATGATATTGTCGGCGACCAGCTCGGTCGCCCCGTTCTTCACTACGAGAATTGTCTCGGTCGAGTCTGCGGCGGGGAAGTTGACCGACGTCGTCGAGGCATCGGCCGCCAGCGAGAGGACTTCGTCCTCAGTGCGAAAGTCGCGGCGGTTGATCTCGTCGATGAGCACGCCGACGTTCTCACCGGAGCCCGAGCCGTCCAAGTCGACATTCGTTGAGTCGAAGCGCACGCCGTTGAGATCGAACTCGCTCGGCGCGTACGGCCGGCGGGTCCTGTTCGACATAGCAAACGAGATCGTCGTTGCCTCGGCTTCCGTAATGAGGTCCGTGAATGATCTAGGAAGGAGCTTCACGTCGACGTTGTGAAGGGCATCGACAGACTCCGACGACATCCCGCCGCCAGCGACAATGAAGTACACCGGCGTGTTGGCTGCGTGCGCGGCCTGAACCGAATCGAGTGCTCCTCGGTAGACGTTTTGGAGATCGACTTGCCCGCCGCTAGCGACCGCGTACGAAACGAGAATGAACTCGCTGTCGATCATCAGAAGGCCGACGAGATCCGTTCCGAGCTCAGCATCACTGGGAGCAGTCGCCGATGATCCCTCGAAGACAGAAAGCAGATCAGCCTGGGAGCTCGGCGTGGCGTTGAGCGTGATCGTGCCCGTCGGAACTGCCGTGCCCATCGCGAGCGCCGCATTGAGCTGCCCGACGAAACTGAAGGCGAACACGCCGCCGTAGTCCTCGAATGTCGCGTTCGGTGATCCACTTGCATGGCTCACTCGAATGTCAAACGACACTTCGACTCCTTGTTGGCGAGCAGACGCATAGATCTTATCCGCTGTTGCAGACACTCCTAGCGGGTCTCGCGCGGTGAGCGCACGAGGAGCTTCGAAAGCGATTTGATCGACTGAAGGGAACGGAGCTAACGTGTCGACTGGCGGAACCCAGTCAGTCGGCGGTGGTGCTCCGAACGATCCAGCACCCGACCGGAAGACATCCTCTACGAGCTCGTAGCTGATTTCGCCGGCAAGGAGTGCTCCTCTGTTTATAGACTTGACCCGCATGAGGATGTCTGCCACGACGAAATCACGAGCCGTGAACGAGAGCTTCACGACATCTAGCGGGTTCACAGCGTACGTCGTTCTGTCGGTGACGATGGTTGCTTGAGTCAACGGGGTAGACTGCACCGCGAGATCCCGTGATGCGATCGAATCTGCAAGTGTCCCGTCCATGACACCTGGATAGCGGTCGACTGACAGGATCCGATTGCCGCCCTGAATCTCTAGGTTCGCGTCGTTCTGGTCTGTTGCGAATGTCGTCTTGTAGTCGTCTGAGCGATCAACGAATTCGATGCTCGTCACGTTCGATGTTTGCTCGTATGTCCCCCTGGTGAACGTAACGACCTTCTTGATGTTGTCGTTCACGCCTTGATCGAACGAAGGAATTGTAGCGACGTCGTAGTCGTCACGAGCCAGCTTGACCGTCCACTTCCCAGTAGCTTGATCATGGTAGACAACGCCATCGATTTGCTGCTCGATTCGGTTGAGCATCGCCCCTAAGTCTTCTTCTGTGTCGAGCAAGAAAGAAAACCCATTACCCTCTGACTTGAGCGTTGCGGCTGCGGCCGAGAAAGAAACCGCGTCAATGTCTGACGCAAGGATCTTCATTCCCCACTCCGGGTTTACCATCACTTCATAGATGACGTTCATCGGGTTGGCGTCAAGCGTGTTGACCGTCGGGTCGGCTAGGCCTAGTCCGTTCGCTTCAGCAACTGCAATCCGCTGCACCTCGAACTTCGGTGCCTCTATGGATGTCGAGTTGCCTACGTAGTGATTGATTGCGTCTGGCGTGATGTATGAGTATCCGAGGTATGCGGGAGTGTCGCCGCCCTCCGACTGGAACGCAGACAGATAACTTGATGCAGCCTGCGTTGTCGTGCCTCCGAAGAACTTGAATGTCCCTTTGTAACCACCGGTACCTAAATCCGGCCCGCCAAATAGGTCAGGCTCGTCAATCGTGAAAGTGTCTCCATGAGCGATGAGCGTCGAAGTTCCGTCAGCAACACGCTTGCCTTTGAGGTGCATCTGACGAAGCCCATCAACTGGACCAGCACACAGAACGAATTGCGTCCCAATGTAATACTTGTATCCAGTTATGACGGTCTTCGATGTGAAGATTCCTGTCTTCACTTTTTCCTTTATAGGCTCTTGCTTTAGGTCACCATACCAAACAACGTTTGGGCCTTTGATTTGGACCGTACCCCAAAGGTGAGGTACTCGACGGGCCTCTGTTGCCGTCGGGAACTGAAAGTCACCGAGCCCCGCTGGCTTCGCATTCTTCAAGTCCGGCTTCGGGCGTAGAAGCTCACCAAGGATCGTGAATCCTGCAAATAGCAGGAATGTCATAAAGATACCCATTACAGAACACCGTCAATAAATGGGTTTCGGTTCGGCACATAGGCGAAACCTCGAAACCTAGTAACATTATCAAACTTTTCTTTACAGGCAGAAACTGAGTGCTTACAGCCTGCGTAGAGAGTCACTATCGTTGGAGCTTCAGTGAACGGAGTGAGGAGCTCAACCTGATCGCCAACGTGTGAGCGAATCATACGATGATCAGAGTCGCCATTGATCGTTGCTCGTCCACCTCGAAACCAGCCGTCGGCAAAAATTGACGCAGCAGAAACGGTAAGCAATCTCCCGTCTATGGCATCAACTGTAGCGTCAAGAGACCGAAACAACGGATTGGTTCGGTCAACTAGGCATCGTGGACCGTAGAGCGAGTTATTGCACTGTGTCTGATACCCGTCCTGCGGAATCGTCTGCGAAGATGCTGCGATTGCGGCACGCGATGTCACCGTTGCAAGGTGCCCACCGTCCGTCAGCTTCACAGACTCGACAAGGCCATCGAAGATTTGCTGCACTTCCGGCGTGGGGGTGTCTCCCCGGTGGAAACGCGAGACGATCATTGTCACGCGAGCTCCAGGTACAGTGCCCGCATATCGTAATACGAACGGATTGGACGAGGGTAGATCGACGGAGAACTCTCCGGCGCGCTGCTTGAGGCCGTCCTGCGTCTTCGATCTCTTGATCGATTCTTTCGTATAGACATTGCCTCCGACTGTCTGCGTGTCTTCAGATGACGTATAGCGGTACGGGGTCTCAGAGCCGATTCTGATCTCGTACAGCTCAACGGGCTCGCCAGAGTCGGGCGAGGTTTCGAAGCTATTGAAAGTCATTCAAGTACCACCTTCGTCGGCGCGATTGTCCGCATTGTTCTCCCGCCTCGGCGGTGCTCAAGGCGGATTGTGTCGCTGTCAAAACGCGTCTTGTGCATGAAGTAAATTCGCGACACGTCTGCAAGCTCGATGTCAGTGCCCCAGTTTGAATCCACGACCAGCGTCTCTGTCGTCTTGTCGATCGACTGTGTTGAAGAAACGATGTCCCGCTCGAACGTTGTGCCGCTCTTCATCACGATTCGAACGCTAGTCTTCGGCTCGGCCGCATTCGCGTTGTCCGTGTACCCGATCCAGACGATGTAGAGATTCAACTCCGAGCTGACCAGCTTCTGCGAAAGCTCGAGGTCGTTTCGGAACGTTGGGAGGTAGAAGCTTTTCCACCGGCCAGCAAGCGCATGGAGCACTCCTCGAACTGCCCAGCTATCCGCACGCGTCTTCGTCATAAACGTCTTCACGCCTGTCTGCCTAGAAAGCAGTTGGGATGAATCGATGTAACGAGGACCTACAAGGCCATCAATGATGTTCATCTTCCGAGAGTAGCCCTCCTGTGCCGTTGATCCTTGGAAGTTGAAGTCATCGAATAGCACCTTTGACTTGTACGAAGAGAAGCCCGATGTGTCAGCAAGGCTCACGTCGTTGTCCTTGACCTCGAACTTCATCGACAGCATCGACATGCCAACAGGCCAACGCACCCCGCTGAACGATGGCGGGATAGAGGCTGCGCGCATCGGGACGATGCGAGAGCCAGCGGGGTAGGCGTTCGCAACCCCCGAAGAGAACGTGATCGAATTCGTTGAGACCGCAGCCAGGCCGCCTAGATCGTAGACTCCGTCTTCAACAAAGAGCGCCGCTGAGCCGCCGACTCGGAAGTCAGAGAAGTCTGTGTTTGCAACAGCGATCACCGTGTCGCCAACAGCAACGGCTGCCGTCGTCGCAACCTCATGCTCCCAAACACCGGCAGCCCAAAGGCGGTGGTGATTCTTCGCAAGGCTCATGTCGATCTCTGACCGAACAAGCTCGTCGATGATCTTGTAGTCGTGCTCGAAGAACTGCCTCGGGTTCTTGCGGAGCTTCATCCGTTGCTCCTTCCCGGTACTCTTCTCGATCACGCTCGCCTTGAACTCGAGCGTCTCAAGGATCTCGTCCTCCGGGATGAGCAATCCGCGACTGGTTGCGAACGGAACCACGCGAACGAACTCAATCGTGACCGTATTCGTTCCGACGCCCCACCCAAAGAGCAACGTCGAGTTCACAACCGGATCGCCGTCAGCGGTGATCTCAACTGAAAGCGTGTCGGCCGAGCCCGTGTAGGCGGCGAAGACCGTCGGAAGCGTCTCGCCGAGAAGGTCGATGCCTGCGCCGTCGTTGTTTGTCCAGCTCGTGAAGCTTTGAGGCGTTCTGCGATAGGCGTTGTAGACCTCGACTGGAATCTCAATCGTCGAGAGCACTAGCCCCGGTGCGATGGCGCGAGGCAGCGTGTGCACGTCCTCAAACCAAGCGTTCGTCGTGACCATGCTGTCAGCGACAACTCCGTCAAGATCAAGGCCGAGAATGATGCGAGTTGGCTCTACAGAGACAGGAGCCGTGAACGTGATCATCGGGAGGCCGAGCGCTGTTTCGCCTGCGTCCCAATCGATGGGGTCGTTTGAGGGGGGGAGCTTTCCGAACACCTTTGCACGCCTGCTGCTCGCCGTCGTTTGGACAAAGCTAGTCAGGACTACCGCACCATCGTCAACGATTGCCATGCCTTCTGGTCGCGACCCTACGCGGTCTCCTTGCGGTAGGCGATGCCCTGATAGAGCGAGTAGTCTTCGCCAACGAGTGCACCTGTCGACTTCTTGACCGACGGGAAACAGACCCACGTTTCTGTTCCGATCAACAGCTCTTCGCCGGGAGCAATGCCGTCAAGGATGATGCCGCGAACGTCTTGGAGCTCACCGGTGCGGTACGCCTTGTTCGGTGTACCGGCAACGTAGGCGAAGAGATGGATCGGAATCAGATTGATGAAGCCGTTTGTTCGCCCAACCGCGAACCCGCCCAGCGCGTCGACAACAGGCCCGCCACGGTATCCACCCTGGATGCGGAACTTGGGGTTGCCTGCCGAGTCATTTGCAGTATCCACCTCTTTCGCAGCCATGATCTCTCCCCAAACAGACGCAGCGTTTTCACCGGGAAAGCCAGCGATCCGAATGGTGGCCGCCATGTCGACATTACTCGACGAACTAGCAAATGCTCCATCGAGCAAGCACGAATGAAACGAGGTTGACCGCGCCAAGTTACTTGTGCCCATGAAGTGCCCGTATGCATAGGCACCTCCAGTCCAAACGCCGAACTTCGTGATAGAATCGCCAAACCCGAAATGCCTGTGCTGGCCGTCGGTCCTGACAACAACGACGTGGATGTACGCCTCGGACGCGTCCTGCTCGAAGAAGTGATAGGTGTTGTCTAGCTCATCGGGGGACAATCCCAGGTCGACGTGCCGACCGTTGTCAAGGTTCGCCGCTGATACAGAACTCGTCTGGTTGTAACCGTTCCCCGAGTCTCCGGGGTGATCACCGGGGAGCGCGGCGGGAGTGTGCCCCGTCGCTTGATGCACACTCACGATCTGTGCCCCCGTAGTGTCCGACGAGTCGTATCGGAAGGAGACGAACGCATTGCCCTTGCTGAGCGCCAGCTTATCGCTGCTCGATCCCGCTGAGTCGTCTGCGTTCCAACCGTGCGTGACGGCGAACGTCTGGAGCTTGACCAAGAGGTCTTCTGCGCCCGCTGCCTGTCCTGTCTCATATGCCATCGTCTACTCCTCGCGAATCGCCATGTAGGACGAATTGAACTCTGTGCGATTCCCATTCTGAAAAACGCGATAGCGATCAGTGCCGATCAAGAACGTGTCAAGTGTGTTGATACTGCCAAGCGGCGCAGCAGACAGCCAAAAAACCGAGTCGAGTTCCCCGTAGATGTCGTCGAGTCCTGTCGGGTTGCTAATACCGTCGCTATCGACAAACCGTGAAATGACAGTCGCGGGAATCAGCATGTACAGATCATCTCCACCGTTGGGCG